CCTGTAAATCGAGAGATTTCGATGGAGATGAATCGGATAGATTCGCTCATCGCTAACCCTAATATCTATTATGATGATAGTGCCGTTGAAGGATTCATTCGGTATTGCGAGGGAGAACTGACCCTAACCGACGGGTCGGATCTTCATCTTCTTCCTTCCTTCAAACTCTGGGCCGAACAAATCTTTGGTTGGTATTACTTCGTTGAGCGAAGTGTATATGTTCCGACAAAAGATAACCACGGTGGACATTATGAGAAAAGGGAGATCAAGAAACGCCTAACCCTTAAGCAGTACCTGATCGTTGCTCGAGGAGCGGCTAAATCAATGTATGGATCGGTGATTCACAGTTACTTTCTCAACGTGGACACATCGACTACGCATCAGGTTACCACTGCTCCGACTATGAAACAGGCCGATGAAGTCATGAGCCCGTTTCGTACGGCTATCACGCGCGCACGCGGGCCTCTATTTAAGTTCCTTACCGAAGGCTCGCTACAGAATACGACGGGATCGAGGGCTAATCGTGTTAAACTCGCTGCTACTAAAAAGGGCATTGAGAATTTTCTTACTGGTTCTCTTCTGGAAATTCGTCCAATGGCGATTAACAAACTCCAGGGTCTTCGTCCTAAGATATCAACTATCGATGAATGGCTCTCGGGCGACCTACGAGAAGACGTGGTCGGTGCCGTAGAGCAGGGAGCATCTAAACTCGAGGATTATTTAATCGTTGCCATCAGTTCTGAGGGAACTGTTCGAGCGGGTTCGGGCGATACAATCAAGATGGAGCTCGCCGATATTCTGAAAGGCGAATACTACGCGCCGCACGTTTCGATCTGGCACTACAAGTTAGACGAAGTCGAAGAAGTTGCTAACCCGGCTATGTGGATAAAAGCTAACCCAAATTTAGGAGCAACAGTTTCATATGAAACCTACCAGCTTGATGTGGAGCGTGCAGAGAAGGCTCCGGCATCTCGAAACGATATTCTGGCAAAGCGTTTTGGGATTCCCATGGAAGGTTATACTTATTTCTTCACCTATGAGGAAACTCTGGTTCATCGGCCTCAAGAGTTTTGGCAGATGGCTTGTGCTATCGGCGCGGATCTATCGCAGGGCGACGACTTTTGTGCATTCACGTTTCTGTTCCCTCTTGGGCGTGAAAAATACGGAGTAAAGACACGGAGCTATATTACTGAGCTCACGCTGATGAAGCTTCCCGCCGCTATGCGGCAGAAATACGAAGAATTCATCAAGGAAGGCAGCCTTCATGTCATGCCCGGAAACATTCTTGACATGATGGAGGTCTATGACGATCTCGATCGGTTTATACTATCATCTGAGTACGACGTTCGTGCGCTTGGATACGATCCGTATAACGCGAAAGAGTTTGTCGCTCGTTGGGAAGGAGAGAACGGACCATTCGGGATTGAGAAGGTAATTCAAGGCGCGAAAACCGAATCGGTGCCATTGGGTGAAATCAAGATCATGAGCGAAGAACGGCTTTTGATATTTGATCAGGCACTCATGTCTTTCGCAATGGGTAATGCTATTACTCTAGAAGATACCAACGGTAATCGAAAGCTTCTGAAAAAGCGTCAGGACGAGAAGATCGATAATGTCGCTGCTCTTATGGATGCGTGGGTTGCATACAAGCTAAACAAGGAGGCTTTCGAATAGTGGAGCGGGTTAGCCTAAATACCGTTCTTCTAGCTGTGATTGCGATTTTTATTGTTCTTGCCTATTTCAACGGGTGGGGCAATTAATGTAGGAAGGAGGTGTAAGTGTCGCGAGTTACGTCCGCGTTCAGACACGCTTGGAACGTATTTTCTAATACAAGTGAACGACGTCAGGTTTTTGCACAGTATGGAGAACCGAGCTATGGTGGAAGGCCTGATCGTGTAAGACTATATTTCCCGAATGAACGTTCGCTAATCTCCTCAATCTATACGCGACTTAGTATTGACGTTGCTTCAGTTGATATGCGTCATGTGCGAACGGATGATCAGAACCGATATTTGGAAGATATCGATAGCGGTCTCAATAATTGTCTGACGGTTGAAGCCAATCTCGACCAGGCTGCTCGAGCTTTTAGACAGGATATTGTGATGACGCTCTTTGATAAGGGCTGTGCTGCAATTGTACCTGTTGATACTACTCTTAATCCGGAAACAAATGGCGGATACGACATTCTGACTCTTCGTGTTGGCGAAATTAGAACATGGTATCCTTATCATGTCGTAGTCAGTTTGTATAATGAAGCAAAAGGTCGACGCGAAGACGTCGTATTGAACAAATCGGCTGTAGCTATCATCGAGAATCCGTTATTCGCGGTGATGAACGAACCGAATTCGACTCTCCAACGACTTTTGCATAAACTCAACCTGCTGGATGCGGTCGACCAACAGTCAGCTTCCGGAAAGCTCGATCTTATCATTCAGCTTCCCTATGTAATTAAATCTGAGGCTCGACGACAGCAGGCGCAGCAGCGTCGAGATGACATTGAGTTTCAGCTTAAGGGTAGTCAATATGGTATCGCCTATACCGATGGTACTGAAAAGATTACTCAGTTGAATCGTCCTGCCGAGAACAACCTCATGGCCCAAGTCGAGTACCTGGTCGACATGCTGTATGGCCAGCTTGGTCTAACAGACGAGATCATGAAGGGAACGGCAGACGAGAAAGCCATGTTGAACTATTGGAACCGAACGGTCGAACCTGTTCTTACAGCCATGGTCGAGTCTATGCGACGTACCTTCCTAACTAAGACAGCTCGAACGCAAAAGCAATCGGTGTTCTACTTCCGAGATCCGTTTCGGTTGGTTCCAATTGAGAACATTGCTGAAATTGCCGATAAGTTTACTCGTAACGAGATTGTGACGGCGAACGAAATGAGGCAGGTTATTGGTATGGCTCCTAGTAAGGAGGCCAAAGCCGATAAGCTGACTAACAGCAACATGCCTGTTCAAAAGCAAGAGCCGCACAATGGTAATGGAAATGGAAATGTAAACGATCCGGCTATAGCTGAGGCATTAGCAAAAGCACGTACCAGGCCTATGTCACTTAATTAAGGAGGAACATTCAAAATGGGAGAAATGGCTAAGCCCGACTTTAGCGGCTATGCCACAAAAGCTGGACTCGAATGTACAGACGGTCGGACGATCATGCCTGAGGCGTTCAAACATCAGGATACCGAAACGGTTCCTCTCGTCTGGCAGCACGGTCACAACGAGCCCAGCAATGTGCTCGGTTATGCAGTCCTCGAGCATCGTCAGGACGGCGTTTATGCTTACGGTTACTTCAACGATACCGGTCAGGCACAGAACGCTCGAACGCTCGTGCAGCATGGGGACATCAAGTCACTCTCCATCTATGCAAATGGACTTACCGAGAAAGCCAAGAAGGTTCTCCACGGATTCATTCGTGAGGTGAGCCTGGTTCTGTCAGGAGCCAACCCTGGCGCCCTTATCGACAACATTACGTTGGCACACGGCGATGGCGACATGGTCACGCTGGAAGATGAGGCCATCATCTATACTGGTCTCGAACTTAATCATGCTGATGGTGAGCCTGCGGAGAAGGAAGACGTTGAGCATTCCGCAGAGAATCCGACTATTCAAGAAGTCTATGATTCTATGACTCAAGAACAGCAGGAAGTCGTTCATTACATGGTTGGTACCGCCCTCGCCGGTGCAGTAGCTGAGGCAAAGCAGTCCTCCAGTGACGACAAAGAGTCTGAATCATCCCTAGCCCATGATGATAATGAAGAGGAAGGACGACGGATGAGCCGTAATGTCTTCGAGTCGCAGGGTGGCGAAGGCAAAAAGGAAGAGGGACATGTTCTGACGCATGATGCGATCAAGGGTATCGTTGCCGATGCTCAGAAGGTCGGGTCGCTGAAGGCAGCAGTCGAGTCGTATGCTCTGCAGCACGGTATCGACGACATCGAGACTCTCTTCCCAGATGCCCGAACTCTTAGTTCTACCCCTGATTTCGACGCACGTCGAATGGAGTGGGTCTCCGGTGTTATCAACGGCACCCGGCATTCTCCGTTCTCTCGCATCAAGTCCATCGTTGCTGATATCACAGTGGACACGGCCCGAGCTCTGGGTTATGTGAAGGGCAATCTGAAGAAGGAAGAGTTCTTCGGACTGGTTTCGCGCACGACGACTCCGAGCACGGTGTACAAGAAGCAGAAGCTGGACCGCGATGACATCATCGACATCACTGATTTCGACGTGGTGGCTTGGCTCAAGGCTGAGATGCGTGTCATGCTCGATGAGGAGCTCGCGCGCGCAGTTCTCATTGGTGACGGTCGTGTGTTTGACGATGATGATCATATCAGGGATCCTGGTCTGACCGGCGCTACTGATAATGCAGGTATTCGCTCGATCCTGAATGACGATGATCTGTATGCTATTCATACTACGCTTGCCGCTACGGTGGATACTCCGCCGGAGATGGTGGACGCCTTTATTGGAGCGATGGCAGAGTATAAGGGATCGGGTTCTCCGACTCTTTACACCACACTCCCCCGGCTCAACTCGTTGCTCGTGCATCGTGATGCTCAGGGTCATCGTCTGTGGAGGACCCCTGCCGAGCTTGCTTCGGAAATGGGCGTCTCGAACATCGTCACCGTCGAGGTCCTGGAAACCGTTCCCAAGCTTGTCGGTATTGTCGTCAATCTGAAGGACTACACGATTGGCGCAGACAAGGGCGGAGATGTTGCATTCTTCGATGACTTCGACATCGACTACAACCAGTACAAGTATCTGCTGGAGACCCGTGTTTCTGGCGCGCTGACCAAGATCCGCTCGGCTCTGGTTATTCAGACCGCTTAATAAGGTAGGCAGCCATGACGAGGTTCTTTGGTCGCATTGGTTATGGAAGTTCGATAGAAACTACACCTGGCGTCTTTGTTGATGAAATCGTAGAGTATTCATATTACGGTGATGTTATTCGTAACGCTCGAAATCTTACTCCAGGAGAAAATCTTAATCCTGATCTCAGTGTTCAGAATTCCATTAGTATTGTGGCCGATGCATATGCCAATGAACATTTTTATGACATTCGGTATGTGGAATGGGCGGGGGTTTTGTGGACGGTTCAAAGCGTCGATGTGCAAAGCCCCCGTCTTCTACTGAGATTAGGGGAGGTGTAT